GAACGAGATTAAGTCACAACTAACTGGAACCAGTACGCGCACAAAATGACTAACGGTCAGTTTTGTCAGAGACACGCACAAAAAATGACCAACAGTCACTTTACTCCGGCGGCCGCTTCGCTCTGCTCCGCTCCGCGGCCGCAGAATGGTGGAAGGCGCAAGCTCCGCGGACGGGACACGGTGCAACGCGTAACCGCGCATAAAGTGACCAGTAGTCATTTCCTATTACACGCTAAAGCAATAAACATCCCAAAATATTATCAAAAAACTTTGAGAAACCTATTGACATTTCTTCCGACATGTGGTAAGATATATACGTAATCAAGAAGGACACAAGTTGCAACGAAGTCACAAACGATTACAAAAGAATATTTAAGAAAGGCAAAAACTCCTTTCTGCGTAATTTCATTGTCAGTTTCCATACTCTCTATTATAACAAAATAATTTGAAAGGACAAAACAAACTATGCTTACTAACACTATCATCAAATCTACAGACCTCAGCAAAATGGACAAGTACAACGTAATGAACTACAGCAACGGTGAGAACCTTGAAAAGGCTATCGAAGAATTCGGCAAACTCGTTCTCTCTTACCCGGACGCATGGGCAATGGTTCACACTGTGAACGACAACCCGAAACCCGGTCAGGATAAGGAATACGACAAGCTTGTCGTTATCGCAGACGGCGTTCTATATCACACTGGCTCTCAGTCGTTCACCCAGTCTTTCCTTGACATTGTGGACACGTTTGACGAGTCCGACGGTATGGAAATCGAATGCTTCGCGAAGCCGTCACAGAATTACAAGGGTCGCAACTTCCTCGGTTGCCGTCCTGTAGCAAAGGCGAGTGACTAACATGAAATACATTCGTAAAACCATTCAGACAACGACATATACATATACCGTAAACGAAAATGGTGTTGACTACCACTTTACGGACATGTGCGAAGGCGCTCCGACTCTTTACGCGCTTACCAAAAAGCTGCACAGAGAACACGACGACAAAGACACGGGGCGTGTCGTGACGCTCGTCAACATTGAGGCTATTGAAGAAAACCGTTACGAAATGTCCGTCAAGGACTTTATCGAGAACGCGGAACTCGTAGACCACATCAAATAAACAATAAGATTTCTCCTTTCCTTAACTGCCACTGACATGGCGGTAAACCTCCCGATTGAACCGATGACGAAAAAAAAAATTCGTCATCGGTTCTTTTTTATCTTTACACTTTATTATACCACAACGGTATTATTTTGTCAATAGAAAAGAGGGTAAAACATGGCTAAAAAATCACCGAAAAAACTGACACCTAATCAAGCAAAATATAAACGTTTACTTACAAACGCAAGACAACGCTTTAATCGTTATTTAAGAAAAGGCTATAAATCACAGTATCAGGCTAAAGATTTATTTAGTGCTTTTGAACGTCCCGAAAGAATAACAAAGAAAATGCTTGATAAATTAAAGCAAGAATTGAAAGACATTACGGACAGTGCGTTATATGCAGAAGCACAGAATGGTGAAGCTATTGCATTTGCCGATATACCCAAAGACGCAAGAGCGCAGTTCAACAAGTTAGGCTTTACGCAATTTACAGTTACAAGTTCGACAGGTGTTGAAAGCAATATAATTCTTTCGCTCAACAATGCACCCATAGCGAATATAAACGAAGCTGACCTTGCGTTTGCGTATTTCGTTGAAGCGAATGCGCGATGGGTAACAGACAAAAAGAAACACGCGGGCATGGAATACATATTAGATAACCTAAAGGAAGAACGTACACACCTGCAAAACCGTTACGGTAAAAATGAGGGCGACACTGTATTCGCTTACATGCTAAACGAAATAGGTGTTGCCGCGGGTACTTTAACATCACAGGAAGCGAACGATGTTAACGCGGCAGGACGTTGGTTAGGCAACTTTTACGAACACCGCGAAGCAGGTGTAGAAGAAATGATGAAACTAAATGAAGCGTTTGGAGACGTGCAAGCATGAATTATTATGTATGTGATTTTGAGACAAGCGTATACGACGGGCAAACCGACACGGAAGTCTGGGCGGCGGCATGTGTTAAAATACATACAGAAGATGTACTCGTTGTAAACTCAATAGACAAATACTGGAACTGGGTGGAACAGTTAAAAGGTAAAAACATTGTATATTTTCACAACGGTGCTTTCGACTTTTCTTACATTCTCGATTACCTATTGAAGCGCGACGACTACGCACAAGCAACCTATACACCCGACGGTAAAGTTGAACACACTATGTTTTACGAAACAAACGACATGCAACCTAACACCTTTAAGTACAGCATATCTGACATGGGTCAATGGTACACGATGACCGTTAAAACGAATAGAAGTCTTATAGAGTTCCGTGACAGTTACAAGCTTATTCCTCTCTCCGTCGCAGACATGGGAACAAGTTTTAACACCAAACACCGCAAGAGCACGATTGAATACAAAGGTGAACGTCATGCGGGGTACAACATTACCCCAGACGAAGAACACTATATCAAGAACGACGTGCTTGTTGTAAAAGAAGCCATAGAATTTATGTTTGCAGACGGGCACAAAAAACTGACTATCGGCGCATGTTGCATGAGTGAGTTTAAGTCCGGCTATAACCGTTTTGTTTATCAAGACATGTTCCCGAACCTTTACGATATTCCGCTTGACCCTGAGCGCTACGGCGCTACAAACGCTGACGAATATATACGCAAGGCATACCGTGGCGGGTGGTGTCATGTAGTACAGGGTAAACAATGCAAGATACATAAAAACGGTTTGACACTTGACGTGAATTCCCTATACCCGTCCATGATGCACAGTGACAGTGGCAACTATTATCCCATTGGTTTACCTGCATTTTTCAGTGGCGCGGAGGGTTTAAAGGCAGTCGAAGCGGAAAGACAGGAACGGTTAAACTCACACAACCCTTTGACAGGTATATATTATTTTGTGCGTCTGCGTTGTCGTTTTAGACTAAAGGTCGGGTATCTTCCTTTTATTCAGCTAAAGAAAAACCTGCATTACAGACAAAACGAAAGTTTAACCACGTCCGATGTATGGGACGAAAACCAAAAGCGCTACGTGTCCGAATGGGTAGACCAATGCGGCAAGAAGCATGATACGTATGTGACCATGACAATGACCATGACAGATTACGAACTGTTTAAAAAGCATTACATTGTAATTGACCCGGAAATATTGGACGGTTGTTATTTCGAAGCGCAACAAGGCATCTATGATAAATACTTAAACAAATACCGTGAAATGAAAATCAACGCTCCAAATAAGGGTATTAGAACCGTAGCAAAATTATACAGTAACAACCTGTATGGAAAACAAGCGGCATCTACTATAAGTTCTTACAAGGTCGCTATGCTCAAGCCTAACGGCGTGGTGGGTTTCTTTACCGTGACAGAAAACGAAAAGACACCGGGCTATATTGCATGTGGCGCGGCGATTACCAGTTACGCACGAAACTTTACAATTACTGCCGCACAGCAGAATTATTACGGTGTCGATAACCCCGGCTTTATTTACGCAGACACAGACAGCTTGCATCTCGACTTACCGTTAGACAAGATAAAAGGTGTCACGCTACACCCTCGAAACTATTGTTGTTGGAAGAATGAAACAAACTGGGACGTCGGATTTTTTACGCGGCAGAAAACCTACATTGAACACGTAACGCATGAGGACGGCGAACCGATTGAAACGCCACACTATATAGTGACATGCGCGGGTGCAAACAAAACTGTTAAACAACTGTTTATACATTCCGTAGAGCAGGATTACGACACAGAGAAAAACCCAGAAAACTACACACCCGAAGAACTTGAATTTATCCGTGAACCTCGTAGCATATCCGACTTTGTACCCGGCATTATGATACCGGGTAAACTTTCTCAAAAGCGCATTAAAGGTGGTGTTATCTTAGCTGACACGACATTTGAAATGCACTAAAAGTAAAATCCCTTAGAGCATGAAAACTTTAAGGGATTTTGTTATTCTTAAACGCACGTCTACACAAAGGAATTGACCGTTCATAGCCTTGTCACGGCGGCATCTTTCAACCGTGTCACCCGTGCAGGTCGATGTGCAGAACGAACGCAGAATACAAATTAGAATGAAAGCGCCTTTAGTATCGCTTCTTTCGCTTGCAGGTCTTTGAACCGCATACAGCCATGTTCGAAGTAATACCGTAGCTTTTGAATGAGAATAAAGTTACTTGACACCATAACATAATTTAATTTATGGTCTGCGGTGTCCACTGTGATTTTGAGTGGATATTGATAATCGACGCTTTTGTCACAGAACACTATACCTAATTCAGGGTACTCTCTAACGCCATAGTCAATACCCGCATAGCGTATCGTTGCGACATACTTTCCGCGTCCCGTCGGCGTATCGACAAATGAGAGGTCATCTTGTAAATACACACCCTCGGCGCTATAAGCGATATAATCACTTGACCCGAACGCACGGTTAAAAGCGCTTGACTTTAACGCTTTAGCCGCTGTTTCGTTGTAGCCCTGTTCCAGAACAAAGCCGTCACCACGCAAAAAATGCGTGTCTTTTTGAAGTCGTGTCGAAATATCCATTGCAACATAATACGGGTTAAGTATCGTTACAGGGTTAGAAATCATATATACGGGCACGTAGCGGGATTGCTTGCTACGTCCACGCGCAATAGAATTGTGAATAGAGATAAACTTTTCAACCTCTTTGTCGCAGTAGTGGTTCTGCTCAGATTGAAACTCGTCGAATATAATATTGTCAATGTCACTGAACAAATGTGAATTGCGCTTTAATTGGTCGGCTGAATTGATGGAAATTGCGTAGCCGCACGGTTCTTCGTTTAGGTACAACTCTTGGTATATGCCTTTCATCTTCTTTGCGGCGGTCATATCGTATTCGGGGAAGAATAATTCTTTTATATCCTTGAAGAACTTTTCGTCACAGCCGTCTAACTCATAGTTGAAGCGATACAGCAACGCGAACTTTTCTCCACGTTTAATAAACCTGTTTACCACAAGTCTATTAAAATAGGTTGTTTTACCTGCGCTACGGTTAGAGGTACACATGAACACCTCGGGTGTTTTGCCGTTTATATCCTTTAATGACAATAGCTTTGTTCCGTCGTAATAATTCGATTTTGGCATTATATTTCAACTCCGTGTATTATTTTCTAATTAAATTATACCACAAGTATATTGACAAGTCAACCCTTTTGTGCTATACTATAAGTATAAAAGGTGGTAAATATGACAGAAAGGATTAAAGCTTTATGGACTTAACCGCTATTGTGCAGGTTGTTTCTTCTCTTGGTTTTCCTATTGCTGTTTGCCTTATTTGCTTTTGGTATATCAATAAGCTTGAGGAAACGCACAGGAACGAAGTGCAGAAGCTAACCGACGCACTCAACAATAACACGCTCATTATGCAAAAGCTTTGCGACAAGATGGGTGTCGAGAAAGAGGGTGACGAGTAATGCATGAACCTCCGGTTCTGAAATTCGATAAGCTTATCAGTGTGCAAGCTACCTACACGACCAATGTCACGTCCGCTGGTGTTTTGACATGTGATGACGTTATTAAAATTCCTTTGGGTTATGCCGTAAGAAGGTTTACTGCTATTGACCACGGCGCATATAGCATTATTCCCGTTGTTGAAATAGATATACCCATTGACACTCTTGTTTTTGAAATTATCACGAATGAGGGTGTAACAGTAGAACCTTTTTCAACGTCAAAACTATCTGATGCAGCGAATCCATATGGCCAGGTGCGGAGTTATTTTGTATTACCCTCGGGAACAACGGGAATTAAAGACGTTATTTTCAAGTCAAAAATTCCCAGCGTGCGCGCTGCCTTCCAGTTTGAAGTATTGTCACCACCCTACAATTACGATAACGCTTTGTTTGGTGTTACAACGTCGGTTGTATCGGCGCTTGACGATAAGGTTGACTATTTGGAAACCAAAACGAACAACTTAAGAATTGTATCACACGAGCTCAACGCTTCTTTCCCATATAAGGACTTGCCTAAAGGTTCAGGAAAGCAAACCTTAAATATAGATAAAGATATGCTATTTTTTGGAACAAATTTCACCTATTCAACCTCCCCGTCAATAGTGCATTCGCCCAAAATAACAGTGAGTGACGGTATAACAACTAAGGTCTATACGCTATCACTTAATAAAAGTGTAAGAGTTATAATCGATTTACTCACGGCTACATTAACAGCATACGATGTAAGAACGGGTGAAATCGTGCAACAGCGAAAAATATTTGAAACCGTTGTCGGGTATAAATCAATTGGTTATGAAGACTTCGACGATATTTTCGGCGACGAGATAACCGTGCTTATAGGAGGAAGAAGTGTTGAATGAGTAAAATCTTTTCAAATGGTATAGACCTTTCTGAACATCAAGGTTCAGTTGACTTTAACAAGCTGAAAGCATCGGGCATTGACTTTGTTTTACTCCGTGCGGGTTACGGCAGTGCAAACCGATACCCCGAACAGTACGACGCAAGGTTTGAAGAATACTACAAAAAAGCAAAAGCCGCAGGACTTGGCGTGGGTGCATATTGGTACAGCTACGCCGAAACCGCCGACATGGCGGCAGATGAAGCCGCAAGCTTTATCAAAGCTTTAAAAGGTAAACAGTTTGATTACCCTGTGTATATCGACCTTGAGGAAGATTACATTGCAAGAAAGCTTGGTAAAACAAAATACAGTGAAATCGCGGCTAAAATCCTTAGCACAGTGGAAAGCAACGGTTACTGGGTCGGTATTTACGCCTCTTTGTATTACCTTTCAGACCGCCTTGACATGACAAAATTGTCCCGCTACGCCGTTTGGTGTGCCCAGTGGAACGACGTTTGCCAATACGAAAACGCGGGCATCTGGCAGTATACAAACAGTCATACCGTAAACGGTGTTTCGGGTAAAGTAGACGCGGACTATGCGTATTATGATTACCCGTCCCAAATTAAAGCGAAAGGCTTGAACGGCTACAAAAAGAAAAGTGACAACAAGGATTTAATCCGAACAAAGCTTGAACAGATTGAAGTTCTTGCAAATGAAATTGAAAGCTTGATTTAACATGGCAACCTATAAGCAATGTATAACAGACCAAAAGACAATCTATGAAAGTGCGGGTTACCCGTACTATTCCGGCGGTGGTGAGCATGGCGGCATTGATACCGTACATGATAACTACAAGGCGTATGCACCTTTAGCCGGAAAGGTTGTATGGGCGCAAGTGTGGGACGGCAGCACCATAACGGGCAATATGTCGTGGGGTAACATGATACTTGTTGAGTTTGAACCGAACAAGTATTGGCTTGCGGCACACTTTGCGTCACAAATTTGGGCTGAGGGTGACAGCATTGCACAAGGTCAGTTCATCGGTACGCAAGGTCAGACAGGTAACGTCACAGGCACACACACCCACTGGGAATACTGGGACGGTGGGCAAACAACCGCCTACAGAAAAGACCCGTCAAGCATCTTGCGTATTCCGAACGGTGTAGGCACGTACAATGTTACGTGGGACGCAAACACACCGCAACCAAAACCACCTTTACCCGACGCGACATGGCACGCAAAAAACTTGTACGGTTACTCCCGTGAGAGTACAGAAGCGCAAGACAACGCTGTTATGATTTACAAAGCTTTGGTGCAGTCACTCGGGTGGACATTAAATTCCGTTTCTGCCGTCCTTGGAAACATGGAATGGGAGAGCGGGTACAATCCGTGGCGGTGGGGTTGGGATGAACCCCTACCGTCAACGGATTATAGAAAAGAGGATATAGGCTATGGCTTGGTACAGTTTACACCACCTCAGAAATATATTGACGCAGATATTGCAAAGTCGTCCCCCGGGTATGCTCCCCACTTTAGCGACGTAGAGGGTAGCCCCGACGACGGTACAGCGCAATGTTACTTTTTGAGTAATGCTACTAATTTATGGTATCCGGTTAGCCCGTATAACATGAGTTATGCCGAATTTAAGGCATCTACGGAAAGCCCGGAATACCTTGCAAGTGTCTTTTTGGACACATACGAGCGCCCGGCAGACCCAGAAGCAACCCGCGCAGACCGTGAAAAGGCTGCGCGATATTGGTATAACTACCTTGGACAATATGACCCCGATACACCACCAACACCGCCAACACCAACTAAACGAAAATCCATGCCTATATGGATGATGTGTCTTGGCTACAGAAAGAGAATGATTTAAAATGGCAGTAAAAAATCTTGAACAGTTTAAAGAAATGTTTGCGTCGGGTGATTTTACACCCGATAGAATGTTAGAAATTGCGGAAGACGTTGCGGACACGTTTAATGATTTTAGCACCAGACTGACCGCGGCGGAAGAAGCAACAGCACAAAAGGATAAAGAATGGCGCGAAAAATATACAAGCCGTTTCTTTGAGGGTAAACCGGAGGGCAGTAAACCCGACGAACCCGTAGATGCAACCGAACGTGCAGAGCATATCACGTTCAATGATTTATTTAAATAAGAAAGGATGATTTTCAATGGCAACTAAGCCGAAAGTAAGAACGCTTACAAACAGTTCCGCAGACGTGTTAAATGCAATCCGCAATTCCGCGTCTATCAATTACCGTAACTATGTCCCGGTTGTGACCCCGGACGCAGACAGCATCCGTGAAATCGGCGCAATTATCATGGACATGCCCGCGCTCCAGAATGAGTTTCTTTCCGCGCTCGTAAACCGTATCGGCAAAGTCATTATCACGTCTAAGTCCTACTCTAACCCGTGGGCGATGTTCAAGAAAGGTTTCCTTGACTTTGGCGAAACGGTTGAAGAAGTGTTCGTAGCTATGGCGCGACCGTTCCAGTACGACCCGGCAGTCGCGGAAAACGAACTCTTTAAGCGTGAAATCCCGGACGTGCAGTCCGCGTTCCATGTCATGAACTTCCAGAAGTTCTACAAGACTACGACAGAGGAACAGGATTTGCGCCTTGCGTTCCTGTCCGAAGACGGTGTGTATAACCTCGTCGCGAAGATTACGGAACAGCTTTACACCGCTATGGAGAATGACGAATTCCTCGTCATGAAGTACATGCTTGCGCGTAACCTGTCCCGTGGTCAGATTAGCGTCCAGACTATCAACACAAGCAACATTGATGACGCGACCGTTGCAATGCGTAAAGCGTCCAATGACCTGCTGTTTATGTCTGACGAATACAACCTTGCGGGCGTGACCACGCACACCCTGCGTGATGACCAGTATATCATTATCAACACCGCGTTCGATGCAACCCAGAGTGTTAAGAACCTTGCACGTGCGTTCAACATGTCCGAAGCCGAACTTCTCGGTCATATCGTTCTTGTCGATGGTTTCGGCAAACTCAATGTAAAGCGCCTTGGTGAACTCTTTAAGGGCGACCCGAACTACTATGAGTACAGCTCGGACGAACTGGAAGCACTCAACGAAATTCCTGCCGTCCTTGTTGACCGTGACTATTTCGTGATTTACGATAAACTCCAGCAGTTCCGTGACCTCGAGAACGTACAGGGTCTTTACTGGAACCACTATCTCCATGTATGGAAGCTGTTCAGCGTGTCCCCGTTCGCGAATGCTATCGCGTTTATCCCGAATACCCCGACTGTCACAGGCGTTACGGTGTCCCCGGCTGCGGCTACGGTGTCCCCGGGTCAGGTGCTTACTTTGACCGCGAAAGTCGCAACGACCAATTTTGCGCCGCAGACTGTTACGTGGACGAGTGACAATCCGCTCGTTACCGTCTCTGCGTCCGGCGTTGTTAAGGTTGACCCGACGGCAAGCGGCACGGCGAACATTACCGCAACCTCTAAGTTCGATACCACACAGAGCGGCAAGTGCGTGATTACCGTACAGTAAACTAATTCAATGTAAGTCAAAGCCCTCTGGAAACAGAGGGTTAAGACTTATATAAGAGGTGAATAAAATGCCATATATACCCCCTAATTCAGACGTTGTGTTATGTCGTGGTGTTCCTATTGAAAGTGACTATAAGTATACGTTATACTTTGATAGTATTGCCGCTCAAAATAATTACTTTTTCAGTAAAGCTTTCAAGCAATTCCACAATGTGTCATATCAGCGTGAAAGACGTAATTATATAACCTTGGAAATCCCTGCAACACAAGTATATGCTTGTAATTATCTATTGTTTAAAAACACGTCATACGGTGAAAAGTGGTTCTTTGCGTTTGTAGACAGTGTTGAATATGTAAACGACAATGTTACGGATATACATTACGAACTGGACATGATGCAAACTTGGATGTTTGAATATACTTTGATGCAATGCTTGGTTGAACGTGAACATTCCGTAACGGACAAGATTTTTGAAAACACCAAACCGGAAAACATTGGGTATGGTGAACTGATGTGCGGTGTGTCTAAAAACCTGTTATCTTCACACGGTTTGTTGGGTGAATATGCGTGTGTTATTACAAGTAAACCCTATTCAACCGGCGGCGATGACCCCATAAAATTGTACAGTCAGTTTTGCCCTGTGTACGGCTATATTGGTAGCGCAGAGGATATGAACGTACTCGTGCAAGATTTTGTTCGTAGTGGCCAGCAAGATGCTGTCTTGTCCGTAACGGTTGCTAACGCACTCATGGCACGGGGTGCAGACGAAACACATTTCGATATGCCGAAGATAGTACCAAAAGAAGATTTTAAATTTGTTTGCTATGGTGTTACCAGTGGTATTTATGAGGGTGAGGAACAGTTCAAAGACCAGTTACCAAACGGATATAAACCGCGAAATAAAAAACTGTTTGGTTATCCCTACAATCAACTGTGGGTTAGCAACAATCAAGGTACAGTAAACGAATACCGATATGAAGATTTTAAAATTGATAAAGACGGTTTCTTTCACATGGAAGTTGCGGCTTCCGGCATAAGTTCACCCGAATGTGTACTTTATCCTTTGGATTATAGGGGTGCGGCTAAGTATTACGACCATGCTATTGTACTGACAGGTTATCCTACTGTTCCATGGATAGGTGATACATATAAGGCATACATGGCTATGAACCGCAATCAAATAGAAAATGCTGTTTTCACACAGGGTGCAAACGGGGTAATGAATACCGTGTCAGCTTTTCTTGGTGGAGCAATGACCGTGAATAACGCCGCCGATATGTTACAAGCGGCAAAATATGACGCGGCTAATCGCGGGTTATATCCTAAAGAGGTTAGTCAAGTCACAAAAACAGGTTTGAGACAGCAAGCCATGGGCGGTATATTTAGCGCTATTGGTACTGCCGGAACAAGCGCAGTAGACTTTATGACAAGCGTATGGCAAGTTGAAGCTAAACTTAAAGATGTTTCAAACATTCCGCCAAACGTGGGCGGGTTATCTGGCGCGGGAAGCGTTACCAATGCTTTATCCCGTTTTGATTACAGTACCTATTACATGTGTGTCAAACCGGAATATGCGGAAATCGTAGACAAATTCTTTGACATGTTCGGTTACAACACTTGCACAGTTAAAGTTCCTAATACCCATTCAAGACCCCATTGGAACTACGTTAAAACCGTCGGTTGCGAAATACAGGGTTTCTTACCGCAAGAAGCGGCGAACGTAATTAAAGCCGTGTATGACCGTGGTGTTACCTTCTGGAAGAACGGTGATGAAGTGGGTAACTATACTCTCGATAACTCCCCGACATAAGAAAGGATGGTGATAAAACATGGCAAGTAGTTTGAGGGCAAAACATTACGGCGGTACACAAGACCGTATGTTTTGGAGTACGGCTTTTGAAAACCGACTGAACAACGATTTGTACCTTGCAAGGCTCGTCGAACTTTCTGCATCCATGTTTGACTGGACGGGGCTTCCCGAAACATGCGACGTGCGAACACTCGAACTTGCGCTTCTGGGTAACGGACGCGCGGTGTTCTTTAAGGACGACGCGCTCGACATGTACATGACACTTCCCGTAAACATCAGTACAAGCGGCTACGACGTGTACGGACAGCCGTTACAGTTTACCGCACGTAGCTTGTATAACAACTACAGATACCCATTGACACAGGAAACAGGCGTGATGATTTACAATAATTATCTCCGTACCCCGTCCCTAATGCAGTTGGTATCATTCGCGGACAGGCTCGGAAAGATTGATGAAATCATCGATATAAATATCAACGCACAGAAAACCCCGATTTTGATTTTGGCAGATGAAAGCAAACGCTTGACGATGAAAAACTTGTACATGAAGTATGACGGAAATCAGCCGTTTATATTTGGTGACAAGAATTTATCTATCAATGACTTTACAGTGCTAAAGACAGACGCGCCATACGTTGCAGACAAATTGTATGAAATCAAAACGCAGATTTTCAATGAAGCTTTAACTTATCTTGGTATTTCAAATACGTCGTTGCAAAAGAAAGAGCGGTTGATTACAGATGAAGTGTCCCGTAACATGGGCGGCACTATCGCGGCAAGATATAACCGCTTGAACGAGCGGCAAAAGGCTTGCGAAAAAATCAATAGTTTATTCAATCTGAATGTATGGTGTGAGTACAAGGAAGATTATGACGACCGTTTTATTTTGGAAGATACCGACGATGTTATACGTCAAAACCAGCTTGAAGAAAAGAACAAATACTTTGAGCAGAAAAGAAAGGAAGAAAACAAATGAGTAAATTTACAACAGAAGTTCGTTGGATTTGCGAAAGTTTTGTTCCTGAATTGAACTGGCAATGTGAGTACGAACACAGCGGATATGGTGACGTTGAGAAAGCTTTGCAAGCAGGTTATGAACACATTTTCGATTTTGATTTTCCTATCTGGAAAGAAAGTTATCGTGAACACCTGTGCAAACTTATCCTACTCCACTATTATACGCGTGAAATAGCGTATGAAACGTATGCGCTTTGGAAACTGCATCTTCGGGAGCGGCTTGTCGCGATTATGCCGAAGTATAACATGCTGTACAAGCAAGAGGAACTTGCGAACCCGTTTGATAATATCAAACATACTACAGTAGGCGAAGACACGACACACACTGCTGACAACGGCACATCACATGGCGAAAGTCAAAGCACAGGTTGGAACAAGTTTAACGAAACTCCGCAAGGTGGTATTGAGGGGTTAGACACAGATAAGTATTTGACAAACGCAACAAAGACAACGAGCGAAGCTTCAACCGACGGCACAGCACAAAGCACACAGGACGGTAAACGCAACACGGAGTATACTTATACAGGGCGTAGCAGTGGAGACGCGTATTTCTCCGAAATGACTAAGATGTACAAGAATTATGAAAGTGTTGACAACATGGTATTGCACGAACTCGAAGACTTGTTTTTCGGTTTGTGGGAATAAAGAAAGGTGGTAAAGTATGCCAAACGATAACAAATTCACACCCGCTGACTTTGACCCGGTTTTAAAAAAGTATGACGGCATTCCGTATCTGCGCTTTTGGTGTCAGAAAGTTCTCCCCGCTGTTTATGACCAGAGTTTGAGTTATTATGAAGTGCTGTGTAAGCTTGCGGCGTTCCTTAACAAGATGCTTGAGGAACTCGAAAAGATGCAGGATAACATTGACGCTTTGCACAAAGCCTATAAAGACTTGCAGGACTGGGTGAACGCTGAAATCGCAAGGTTTGAAGCGCACATGGAACAGCACTTCGACGACTTGACGAAAGAACTTTGGAATAAGTTTGAACAGTATAAAAACGATACGAACACTACTTTACAGCAGTGGTTTAACAACTACGCTACAAATACTACAAATAATTTAAACAAAAAGTTTGAAGATTTTGTAACCAATGCTAACACGCGCATTGACCAAATGTTCAACACGTACACCACGAACACCAACAACGACTTCAATACGTGGAAAACTGATTTTACCAACCAGTACAACCAGTGGAAAGCCGACGTTGACGGACAAATTACGAACATCAATTCCAATATTCATTCTTTAACGACACGCGTAACCGCGCTCGAGAATATGGTTAAAACATATCCTAAGTTTGATTATAAATCTTTCACGCTTACGGGTACGCATTATTATAAAAAGGCTATTTTGGACATGCTTTCGTTCCCGTCATCTGCTGATGCTACTGTTATTTGCTACGGTGTTATGCGTGCGTATGGGCAAGATAGCTCCGTTGCCGTGTCGGGTAACTGGCGCGAAAAGTTTAATCTTACCCCCGAAGCAGCTCGCGACATATCTGCAATGCTCGGTGCTACGTCTAATGATAACTGCATTAAATTTGAGCTTATGCCGCGCACATCTTATGTTTCCGCGTCCGGTGATGCTAACAACGGTGCACCGACTAATGATAAACTTATCACAGGTTTGTTGTGGATGTCTGCCGTCTCGGGAGGCGCTGTGGGTGATGTTCCTGCGCAGTTGTTTTTCAAAAATAACGGTTCTGTTGGATTTGTTTCTGATAATTCCATGTTGTTTTCCGCTATTGCTACAAAACAGGCTTTCCCGCCGAGCTGGTTCACCCCCTCCGGTGAGTGGACGTTGTAAATAATATATAATAACAAAGGCTCGAGTACCGTAGTGGTATTCGAGCCTTTGTTGTTACTATAACGAGAGTTAACATTGTGCGAAATAACCATTGATTATTATGTCACATAAGTCTTCATCGCTATCATCAAGAATTTTTGAAAGAAAGCATCTTTTGCAATCTCCGTCGTATTTATTACAGCAACAAGTAACTAAGTGGTTTAATGTACTCAAAAATTTAATATACTCGTCATAATTACCACATTTAAAAGTTATTTGATATTTGTTATATTCTACTTTCATTTTTAACCTCGCAATATTTTTGTATAATCAGCTTTTCGGCTTGTTTTAACGCGCTTGCTTGATAATCTATCCACGTTCCAAAACCAACGGGTTGCTTTGCACCGGCATGCAAACGCTTTAACGTTGTGGGACTGCATGTGCGTGCTGCTATGCTGTAGCTGTCTGCAAGCGCCTTGCCGCAATAGCTGTATTCAATCCAGTTTAGGCAACCATCGAGCAATTCGGTGTGGAGTTCGGACAATGTGTCCGGCGCTTCTGCGTCGCCTAACCTGTTCAAAATATCTATTGCGTATAGCTTCACGGCGCTTCGGTATGCGCCGCGCGGGGTGGTTTCATTTACTTTATTGCGTATCTCGATGTAATTCAAGTGTTTCACGCTCCTTTATCGTATCGTACAAGTAACACCATGCGTTAAAAATGTCATTACATAACGCATAGGCTTTGCACTCTCTGTCACAAAATAGGCTATATTCGCATTTGTATACAGCTACGAGTTTCATATATTATATTTTGTGTTTGGTATACATAATGCCGCAATGCTTGCAAGTCCATATACGTCATAACTTCCACCACCTTTCTACTGTCTTTAACAACTTGTAATCGTTGTACGTGCGGTCAAGCCATTCGAGCAACTGGGCAAGCCCTACAAGCAGTGTTCCTGCAACTATACTCAAGCATAACACGACAATCATAATGTTTGCACCACCCTATAAGCTAAATCTAAGCATTTCGCTAATTTGTCAATTTCATCGCATGTCCGCGTTTCAAGTACGTCTAATTTTCCTAAAGAGCATTCGTCACAACGTGTATGACGTTGGCATATTTCATCTTTAATGTCCAACACCCTTATAATTTGTGCAATTTCAACCTGCGTTCACGCTTCTCTTTTAATGTTCATCGTTATACCGCCTTTCTGCTGTTAAATCTGTGATATAGCAAGCGCCCATCTGCCTTGCGGCTTTGTGCGCTATGCGTTTTGCATGTGCCGTGGTCTTTGCTTGTACAGGTATTTCAATACTATACTTACCTGTGTCTGGGTCTGTTACGGTCACTGTTACCAAATAACTGTTCATTTTCGTTTTCGTCCTTTCTCCAATTTTTGCCAATGCAACTATCTATTGCGTGTACTGCAAAGGGTATTTCGGTTTCCTTGGCGTTATCTGCCCGTGCGGGTTTTACAAGGTTTGCCTTGAAAAGGTCTGCCCAATTTGGGTTCATTGTTTTTTCCACCTCCTTTTATGACCTGCCTCGTCAGCACGTGTAGGTCATCTCACGTGGACGGGCTTGCACCCGTTTCGGCTTAGATTTCAAATTCTTCCCCTGTTTCGTTGTAAAGCAGTTCGCAGTAAGCTTCAAAGAATTCCTGCTCGCCGCCTTTTTCTTCCGTCCACTCGCTGTGCAACTTCTCGCGCAAATCGTCCCGCATGTAACTAACGATTAAATCACGGTCATAAAGCTTGCCGTCGAATTCGATTTTAACATTTTGCTTTTTCATTTGCTTTGCTTCCTTTCCTTTTTTCTGACTATATTGTACTTAATGTTTGTGAACTGTGTATGAACGGTTTGTTAACAATATTTGAATGTTTTCACTTTCTTTTGATTTCAAAGTTTTCGTTTGCGCTCCCGAAATTGTAACTATCAAAATCATATTCTATGCCACTGGCTAACTCGTCAAGGTTGTTATTTAAATAGATTTTCGCCATGTCATAGTCAAGATAATGTGTTATGCTTACCGCGCATTTATTTAACGTATTGATAACTTCTCTCGGAAGTTCGATGTTTCCAAACGGCCTATGCCCGGTTACAATTACGGTACCATAGTCAATTACATATACATCAGAGTTCCAACCGTGTACCCCTGCAGTATAGAAATTCGGTTCGCGCCATTTTAACGCGTCTTGTAAGTCGCAGTAGTCGACTTTGATAACATTTTCGTATGCGTGCATAATTGCTCTTTTCGTTGTTTTCGTTTTCATTTTGCATTTTTCCTTTCCGGCGTGTCATCATCAGTGCAACGCCGCCAACCGTTGCAGACGCTCGTTAGAGCGTTTCGACTGTTTAGAAAGTTTCCGTTTCAACTATCACGGCTTTCATCATGTAGGCATCTTCATAGGCTTTCGCGAACAACTGAGCATCTGTTATCTTGTAAAATTTCGCTTTGATAACCATTATCGTGTCTTGTAGTTCTTCGCTGTAGGTCTTTGCCCATACTTCATAAATTGTTCTTTTCATTTGTTTTTACTTCCTTTCCTTTTTTCTGTCTATATTATAGCATACCCCGGCACGAAATGTGTTAACAAACTGTGAACAAATTGTAAACGATTTATTAACAAATTATGAATTAAATATGAACAAGAATACTTTCATGCTTTAATGTATTAAAGTGGGG